GTGCTGGTGAACGTGCTAAAAGTCTCAGCCTGCTCCTGAGACAGCTTCATCCGCGGATCATCGTTCGGGCGGGATTCACAAACGCGCCCTGATGATCTGGTGCCTCCACGGGCGACTCTTTACCATAGAAGGACATCCGACGAAGCATTTGCTCCTCGTCAGTATCCCCTAGCTCGGGCCGGAAGTAATACGGCGACCCATTACGCTCACTATGATTGGTGGACGCCACGGTACGAACCCCGGGAGACTGCTTTTTGCCGCGCTTGGGGTACGTGGTTTTAGACATTATGTTACTCCCACATGCTTTTCAGTGTCGAAGCTGGTGCGCTTGGGCGGGTACGAGTTCGCACTCGGGCTACCGCTGCCACCGCCGCAATGCAGCGTCTTGGCACGTTCCGTTTCTTCGATGGTAGCGGAGGGGCCGCCTCCGGGATAGTTCACCTTGTCGCCAGACGGCCATCCGGATTTCTGCTCGCAGTTGCCTACGGAGCAGCTTGGGTGGACTGACTTCTTGGGATAAACGCGGCTGGAACCAGTAGAGTTTTCCATGGGGCCTCCAGTTATCGGTTGGCTACGTGGTTCTGGCTTCGGCTACCGCCGCTACCGCCACCCGCGTTGTGAGAATCTTTACCAATACCTGCAACACCATACTCCGTGGCGTTGGGGTGGCTGGTAAATTTACCGCCAGCAATAGAGCTGTCGATCTTCGGGAGCGAGGCAGCCTGCGTCTTTCGCTGGCCCGAGCCGTCACTCAAGTTGTGCGGAGTGCCGACTAATTTCTTAATGGATTGGTTAATCATTTCAGTTTCCTTTGCAAAGGTTTACAACTGGTTGTAAACCAATATATACACCCGCAGCCGCATTTATGCAAGCTACGGATTGAAGCCGGCGGGGTTCGTCCGCATCATATTGTCTGTCTCTTCTCCGGCCCGTCCCTTCCCCGTACTACCCGGCGCTGGCGGCTGGGCACCTTGGCCCTGTGCCGCCATGCTCGACTCGCCGGGTAGTCCGCCCTCCTGTTGGACTTGCGCTTGGGAATCCATGCGCGCTTGGATGTCCGCTTCACTTGGTACTATGGTTTCGGATGGCAGGCCCAAGTCTTTGGCCAGTGACCGGAGTATCGAGGCCCGGCCCTTTATGCCCACAATCTGTTGGTCGATGGGGTTCATGGTCAACTGCATGAACTCCAGTTTACGCATGCGGTCAGTCTCACGTTGCATGGCCACGGTAACGCCCCGGACGTTTATCTTCTCGTCGCCGCGCAGCATCCCGGTTTCGTCGGTGAGCATCACCATGGTGTAAAGGTCTTGCAGCACCGGCTTCAGCACGTCGTTATCGACCGAGGCCGCCACGTTCTGCAACACCTTGCTGGCGTTATTCATCAGCATGGACAGCCCGGACGCCGTAGACGCGGCACCACCGGAGGCGTTACCAGAGCCAGTAATGTACCGTGGGATGGCCGAAACTTCGTCGGCGATTATCGACATTTCTTTGTACACGCTCAGCAGCTCAGCCGAATTAGATTGTGGCTGGAAGAACTCAACGGGCTTGGAGTTGTCGCCCATCGGATCACTGATTACACGCCACCGCTTCCATGGATACAACGTATCCGCGTTTACTGTGGGAGATAGTCGCTCCTCGTTTACCACCACCTGTGGGCCACTGGCAATGGACATATTATTGACCAGCGAGCGGAGGGAGGCGTTGCACACGGCTTGGATGTCGCGGATGGTTTCGGGCAGGGCGTTGCCATAAATGGAGCCCGGCACCTTCTCGAAGCTGGTCAGGTAGTAGCTGTGACGCTTCAGGGGATTGGGGTTGATCTGCACTTTTATCGTGTGCTGGCCGACGATCCACGCAGTTACGAAGTAATCGCGGTCTGGGTCGTCCACCTGTTCTTCGGTAAATCCATACTCGAGGAGCCAGCTACCCTTGATTGCACCGTTATACTCAAGCGTATCGATCATGTCGGAGCGGTTAAGGTACGGGTCTTCCTTGACTTCCTCGGTGGCTCGCTCGGACTCTTCATCGTCGAGCCAGTCGTGCAGGCCATGCTCATAGTCGTTAAGGGCGGCGCGAATATTCTCGTCGTTGTATCCCGGCAGGCCCAGTAATGCGTTCAGGTCGGCACGGCGCAGTCGGATTCTCTCGATGACATCGGACTCAGCGATGGTGGATGCCCCGGGGGAGAAGAACACATCAAATGGGCTGACCCGCCGCCATGTCATGCGGGGCTTGACGGTTGTTTCCATTTCCCCCGTATCGTTCCACGTCATTTCCACGGAGTTCTGGACGACAGGGCCCTTCATGCAGGCAAACGGGAAGATGGCAATGTCAGTCAGAAAATCTGAAAAGGCATCATAGAACCCACCCTCCACCAAAACATCGTCAACTTTATCCTCGGCGTAGCCGGCGGCAACCTTGGCCTCCTTACGCATGGCGTCATACATCGAGGCCTGAAGTTGTTTGTATCGATCTTGGACTACCGCTTCGTCGATGGGCTGGCCCATCTGCTGCATGGACTGGATCTCGATCTGGATAAGCTGCTCGATGTCCTGCATACCGGAGTCAGGGATTGTGGGCACCGGCGTGGGGTCAAGCTCCCAAGGACGATCACCGGACAGGTAAACGTCCCGTAGCAGGGCGGTAGCACCCCGGCACTTGACCGCGGTCAGCCGGGCGTAGATGTCGCTGCCACCGAACCGGCCAATGTCGGCAAGGGCATTGGCGGAGTAGTGGCCGTTGTACTGGCGGAGATTATCGAGATACCGGGTGTAGAGTTGTTCTTTGGTGCGGTGCCAGCGGAAGTCGTAATACTGTTGCTTTATATAGGCGGCGAGGTTATCCACGGCAAGTTGTTCGTTGCCGTTCTGTATTTCGGCTTCCGCATCGAGGGCATATTCTTCCTCGGCTTCGATGGCTGCCGTTTCTTCTTGGCCTACTACCTGAAGTATTCCCACAATAAATTATCCCGGGGTGGCGTGGATTTATCCCCGAAAATAGTTTATTTTAATGTCAACGTCAACAGGTGGAGTAAAATTATGAGCGCGGCAACGTCATTCCCGTCGGAAATTTTGGGGGACGCAGGGCCTAATTGCGTGCTCACAAGCATGAACATACCCCCGACTTTAGTCATAGAGTTGGTGGCTGGGCTGGCCACGCCCAGTGAAATATTTGCCCGGCACAGCATCCCCCCAGAACAAATCCCCGGCCTTCTACGGTCAGACATCTTCAAGTCAATGCTCCGGGAAGCCAAGGCTGAATGGTCTGGCGACCACAACGCCGACACTCGGATCCGAGCAAAGGCGCGCATCGCGCTTGAGGAACTCCTTATCCCGCAGTTCGCTATGGCCCAAGACAAGTGCATACCGGCCGCTGCCCGTAATGATGCTGTAAAATTATTCAAATCCTTGGCCGGTATGGACAAAACCGAACTGGCTGGTGATGGCGGCGAGCGTTTCGTCGTCAACATAACCCTCGGGAATCCAACTTCGACTCCCGAGACAATCGTAATCGATGGAGGCACCACCCATGGCCAAGCCAGTGAAGAAAGAGGACTTACCGCCGACGCCCACGTTTAAGACGGCGACCAAGCCGTTCTTGCGATCCCGTGTCGGGCGCGGAGTTAAGGGAACACAAGCCGCGGCGGCTCGTGTCGCACAAGGCGATTCTGGGAGACGGAAGCATAAGTTGTAAGGCGACTTACAACCAGTTGTAACAAGAGGGTTTAGCAATGAGCAACTACGACAAGAACACGCGGTTTGTGGTGGGGGGACTCCTGACGGTTCTGTTCTTCCTTTTTTCTTTAATCGTGCTGGGCATCGTAGCATCAAGCGAAGCATCAGCCGCAACCGCGGATGGCCTAGAGCCCCGCATGATTATAAACTGGTCGCCGGTAACCGAGCAGGAAGACGGAACAATAATCCCGTCCTCTGACATCGGGTACCGGGTATACTCAACCGAGGGAGTTATATTATGCTCCACGGGAAGCACGGAATGTGAAGTGGCCATGGGTTACTCACAGTGCATGTCAGTATACGCTACCGCACTCCAGACCAGCACTATGCTGGAGTCGCAGCCGTCAAACGTGGTCGAGGGTTGCACAGACCCAAAGCCCGCCGTCCCTCTACGGGCTCCCGTAATAGGTGGACGCATAGAAACCGGCTCTTAGGTGCGTGGATGTGCCAGATCTATGGCATAACCACAGTCGAAGAGTGTAAGGCTGCCGGGCGCGAAATCCGGAAGGCAGCACGGGATCACAGGAGAGGTATTTGAATGAGCACGTTTGATTATGTGCCACCACCCACACTCGACCGATTCATGAGCAGCGATAAACGTGTACGTGCTGTTCGTGGGCCGGTCGGGTCTGCTAAAACCACCGCATGTGTCATGGAACTCCTACGCCGAAGCTGCGAAGCCCCGGTGCAGGCCGACGGCGTCCGCCGCTCCAAAATGGTCATCGTGCGTAACACTCTTTCCCAGCTCAAGACCACCTGTCTTGTATCCGTGCAGCAGCTACTGCGCCCGGTCATCACCTATAAGGTGTCCGACGCCACCATCCAACTCCGCATGCCGGGCATTGAGTCTGACTGGCTTCTCCTGCCCCTAGATACCGAACAGAACATCCAGCGCCTGCTGTCGCTCGAACTCACGGCGGCATGGTGCTCAGAATTCAGGGAAATCCCCCCGGAGATCGTGCAGGCTGTCCTATCCCGCTGCGGGCGTTATCCCTCCCGGGCCATGTTACGGCCTGAACAGGCTGATTACTGGTACGGCCTGATAATGGAAACCAACAGCTTTTCGGAGGACTCACCATGGTTCGAGGCACTGGAAGTAGATCGCCCGGCGAACTGGGAATACTTTATCCAACCCGGAGCCTTCGCCCCCGGAGCAGAAAATCGGGAGAACTTGCCGCCGCGATATTACGAAGACCTCATGGAATCCAACACCGAGGAGTGGTCAGAGCAATACATCCACAACCGGATAACCCCGTCTCTCAGCGGTACCGCCGTATTCAGGAACACTTTCTCCACAGCGTTCCACGTTTCCCCGACTCCCATTATCCCCATGCCCGGCTATCCGCTCATACTGGGTACCGATACTGGACGAAACCCCGCCGTGCTTATAACCCAACTCGACGACCGCGGACGCCTGCTAGTGCTCAAGGAACTATTCATCAGCAATATGGGGATGGATCTGTTTCTGGATGATTTCGTAACCCCGGAGCTGGCCACCGATCGGTTCTGCCGGCTCAACGGCTACATGGTTCTCGACCCGGCGGGCAGGACACGTAGTCAAATAGGTGAGGAGTCAGTGCTCAGCGCGGTGCAGCGGCACGGCTACGAGGCCATACTGGCCATGACCAACAGCATCGACCCGCGTATCCGGGCGGTGGAAAAATTCTTATCCGGCCAGAAGGGCGGCGGCCCGGCCATACTTATCGATGCCGACGGCTGCCCAATGCTCATACTAGCCCTGCAATCCCGGTACCGGTACAAGCTCAAGAAGAACAAGGAATATGAGGAGAAGCCAGAAAAACTTCACCCGTGGAGTGATCTATGTTTTGTAGCCGGCACTCCAATATCCGCCGGGGGCGTGGATACCCCAATTGAGAACATCCGGGTTGGGATGCAAGTGGACACCCCCGCAGGCCCTCGCCCGGTTATGGCCACGGGGCACCGGGAGGTGGACTCGCTGGTAGACGTGGCACTGTCCACTGGAGAGACGTTACGCTGCACCCCAAACCATCCCTTTGTCCTGCCCGACGGTAGCACTCGGCGAGCCGATGCGTTACAATACGGTACAGTACTGGAGGGTATCGGATGGCGAAGAACGCGGAGCAATTTTTCGGTGGGCGGCGCTATAGCCGCTATGCTGGGAATAAATATTTCTGGACGAAGCGGCACACCGGCCGCGGAAAGGACCGGCGGTGCATATCAACGTCCATGCACCGTGACGTGTGGACACACACCCACGGCCCAATTCCAGATGGGTTCGTGGTGCATCACATCGACCACGAACCCGCAAACAACGCACCCGAAAACCTCACGCTGGTGGAAAACAGTACGCACTGCCGCGAGCATATGTGTAGGCGGGCGGACAAAGGGGAGCTACACTTCTCAGCCGCCGCTAGGGCCGCCGCTGCACAGTGGCATGGGAGCGAAGCCGGTCGGGAGTGGCACTCCGCGCACGGGAAGGCCTGCTGGGATGGCCGGCCTGTCGACGGGCATGAGTGTGCTCACTGCGGCAAGGATTACGAGGTCAAGAGGGGGTGCAGAAAGCGGGGATTCTGCTCTCCGGGTTGCCAGTCCGCAGCTCGGCGGGCGTCTGGCGTGGATAACGAAACGCGCCAGTGCGATATTTGCAGCGGCACTTTCACCTGTAATAAATATGC